GCCGTTTCCGCTCGTTGTAGGACTCAACGACTGCTTATCCCCGACAGCGGTGAATGTCGTTCCGTTGTCATCGCTTCTAAATATTCCAACCTGCTTTGTGGACCCAGAACCACCACTGTTGGCATAATATGTGACCACAATATAAATTCGGCCTATCGGATCTACACAGACACCAAGATCGCCCGTGCTTAGGTAGTGAGAGCCGCCCCCACCAGCAAGGGTTCCAAAGGCAAACTGCTCATCAGCGAATGCGTTTCCAGTGATGACCGTGCTTCCATATGAGTTGGCTATCGAGTCATATGCGCTGGCTAGCCTTGTTTGCTTAATCAAAGAGGGGTCTGAACCAATCGAGTACAGCAAGAACTCGCCATTCTGCTCGATGACCTGTGGCATCCCTACGAACACCGAGTTGACAGAGCCAATTTCAATCTGGCTAAACTCAGCCCCCAAGGAGTTGGATGCAAGTTGGATATACCAGTTTGCAGGAGTCACATCGGTGTCATGCTTTATAAGCTCTCCTACAAGCAAGATCTGACCATTGGCATATGCTGCGGTCAATCTTCTGGTGTCATACCCGGCTGTCCCAGAGCCAAACGAACCCGCATTGGAGACATCGATAGATGTTTGAATCAGCCCAGTGCTTACAAGGGTCCAGCTTGCCGCATCATCAGACGAAACATAAGCCCGAATGTTCGATACGTTTCCGTCTGTTTCCAGCCAGAAGTACAGCATGATTCGACCATCAGGAAGCAACACCATGCACGGGTAGGTTGGATCTACTGTTGTGCCAGTAACGGTTGCCGCAGACAATACCGTAACTGATGTAGACCATGCACCGGTGCTTGGGCTTCTTTTGTACGTCTTTATGTAGTCCACCCCACCGATTAGTTCACGATACGCCAGTACAATCGTTCCATCTTCAAGCGTTATTGCGCTGGGCTGCTTGTAGGTAATGCCCGCAATAGCGTCGTTTATCCACCTTACGGGCTCCCAATAGCTGATCAGGCTCGATGGGTCTTTTCCCCGGTAGTTGGTGTCGCCACTATTTCTCCATACTGCTTTTGCGTTACCTGCTCTGCCCGCGTTCCCGGCATCACTTGTATAGATGTCGATCGTCTTGTCGGCAGACATGACGCCAGAAGAACGCAGAACCAGATCATAATCACCTGATGCAGACGGGATCCCAGGCAACGGATCGGCTTGTTCCAGATTGGAACTGGCGCCAGACCATATAGACCCAATTCTTGGATCGGGAATACACAGTCCACGTAGATTGGTGCCGCTCTTATCAGATCCCATCAGTATCCCCGTTGACCAAATGTGCCTTCTGAGTTCTTTCTAAACAGATTGAACAAAGTTCCTTGTCTTCTGTATTCGTCGCCAACGAATCTATCAAAGTGCTTGTAGGTTTCGACAGCCACCAATTGAGACGATGAGCCCGGCATCATTCCAGAGTTGATTTGACTAACGCCAGACTGTCCAAGCATTGAAACGGCAGATCGATTCAAAACGGCCTCCCCAGGAAGCAGTGTTGCCGATGTCTCGGACGGATCTGACTCTGGGACGATACCACCACTGTGGAATGATAAATCTTGCTTTTTCACTTGAGCCATCTGCACAGCACCAAGGGCGCCTATAGCGATAACTCTTGCCGCAGCACCAGTTACGCTTTTCGCCTGTGACACAACGCTCATTATTGCTGCCGCAGTGTTTACTGTGATTTCTGCAATAGCTAAAGCTTTTGAGATTTCAAATGCTCGCTGCGCTTGAGCCATATTGTCTTCGCCAAGACCGTCCGCTCTTTCTTCAAACACATCAGACAAAGCTCCAGCAAGACCGCCAATGCCTTGAATGTTCTCCTCAAACACATCTGCTAATCTCTGGGCTCTTTCTTCTGCAGCCTCTGCTTCCATATCAGAAACTGCCTGATGGTGGTCCGCAATAATTTGCTCCATATCGGCCAAGCGATCTGCTTGCGCTTCATGGTTTTCCTTTCTCTGCAATTCTGCTTCAATCAAATACTGTTGCCGAAGAAGGGCGTCTTCCTCTTCCATCGCCCGAAGGAACATTCTTTGCTCACCCAATGCTTCCTGTGCTCGCAACGCGCTTTCTAATGGGCCAAGGAATGGATCCTCATCCACTTCGATGGAGTTGATCTCGTTTAGATCAACGGCAAGACCCTTGGCTAACCCAGAAAGGTTTTCTATAATTTCTGGATGATCAAGTGATAGACCAAGCTTTACGGCTTCCGTCTCTACGGCGGCAACCGCAGCCTGGTATTGCCGAACACGCTGGATCCCCTCAGACTCAAAAGACTCAGAAAGAGCAATGTTGGCATCATTAAGTGCGCTTAGGAACGCTCGTTGAGCCTCGACATTATCCTCCAGCGCATCTGTATCATCTGATGTCGCATCAGTAAGGCTTTGTGTTGATTGGGCTGCCTCTATCGCAACCCTGTTTCTCTCCTCAAGCACAAGGCCGTAAAGTTCGTTTACGTCAATAGCCTGCATGGTGACCATATTTAATGCACCGTGAGCCACATCCATGCCGACCATGTGATCGGTTAACGCTCGATACCTCTCGTCTTCATGGCCGAGAAGGGTGTTTAACTCCTCAACGAGAGCCGCCTGCCGCTCAACTGAGTCCGATCCTTGGGCAAAGACTTGATTTGATGCAACATGCTGCTGCTGCAGCAGGCTGAACTGCTCTTCTGTTGCTCTGAGTCCGTCTTGTAGAACAACAAACGCACCAGACGCTTCATCAACAACCTCAACGGTTGTCCCCATTGTCTGGGTTGCGGTTCCCCACCAAGAAAACGCCTCCTCTTGTCGCGCTTGTGAGATGACCGTTAGGGCAGAAAGCTGGTTTAGCCTGTCGATTCGGTGTTCAACCGCCCTGGCTATACGTTCTTCTTGTTCGATAAGAGCCTGATTCGCCTGCAATTGCTCTCTGTTTGCATCCATAGCCTCTGAATGCGCTTGCCGACGCTCTGCACGGCCATCTTCTCTGATTCGCCTAATTCGACCCTCACGCTCCATCTGTTCTTCAAGCAACCTAAGCTCTACTTGTTGAACGTCTAGTCCTTGCAAATGAAGCTCAATACGGCGAGCATATCTATTTAATCTAGTCCCCTCCATCTCTATCGACAGTACGAGCGCCTCTTCTTCTGCTGCCGCAACCTCTCTGGCTCTATTTGCAACCCTAGTGTTGGCCTGAAAAATGTCCTCAATTGTTTGCAGTCTGGCACGGTTGGCAGCGGTTATTTCATCAATAACCCCAAGGGAAAAGTCCATAGCGTTGTTAAATGAATCTTGCGCTCGTTTTGCGGCTACAATTTGCTCCGATAATCGATCGTAAGCATTTGATGTGCGCTGGTTTGCCTCCAGTATTTGCTCAGAAAGATCAAGAAAATCCCCCATAGCTACTTCAAATGCAGCAATCGTGGCTATCGCAACCCCGGCAACCAGGGGGGCCTGCCTTAGAGCAAGCATCATTTGCTCTATACCGCCAGCAGCATCTGCTGCCTGCCTTCCCAGTTCAGCCATTCTCTGGCCAGACTCACCAAAATGATCAAGCGTAGCCGCTAACCCAGACAATGCGCTGTCTGCTCGTCCCGCCTGATCTGCTACGTTGTCGAACGTTTCCCAGCTACTTTTTGAAGCCTCCGCGCTTTGCGCCGCCCCGTCAATGCTGTCGCCAAGCCCCTCAACAGCATCGCCAGCTTTATCTGCAGCCTTCTCAGCCTCACCCATCGCCTTTTCGGCGGTATCACCGGCATTTTCAAAGCCACCAGAAACCCCGGCAAGAGCCTTTTCAAGCGACTTAAGGTTGGCTGCGACTTTCTCTAATGCCTCAATCAATCCGCTGGAATCAGCGCCAATTCCAATCTCAATATTTTCACCAGACGACATATTCAGACTCCTTACGCACGATTATAGCGTGCCTGCGCTTTTTCCCACCGCCTTCGCTTCGACTGGTGCTCATTTCTTTGAGCTTGTTTCGGACTTTCGTTGTGCAACCGGAAATCAGCAAGGATCCTGAGCTTCATCGACTTTTCTAAACCGATATACCACCCAGGATCCTTCCCCCAAAACCGATCTATTGCAAAGGCTACGCGGTCTGCCGAGCCCCGGTCGCTACGGTAAAATCCTCTACCTCTACGATCTCCTCTTCAGCCATAAGTTCCTGGCCGCACCAATTAAGGTAGGCTGCACCAAGGTTTAGGACTGAAATCCATCTACCACCATTTTGACCAACCCAGTCGATGACTTGGTTACCATAGGTGATAAAGTCTCTACTCCCGATGTCGTAAACAGGTGCGCTCTCACATGCTGGATTGCTGCGGTCGAGGCCGAGACCAATCGCCGCTGCTGACAGCTTAGAAAACACACGGGTGTCCACGCCACCCTTCTGCGCATCCGCAACAGCAAACCATAGATCTACTGCTGCGGATAGGCTGGAAGGAAAGACTAAATCAATAGAGTCGTTACCAATCTTTAGTTTTTGCTCAAACATCATTGCTCCTGTTCAAATCAAGTAGGCTCAGTGTATGTGACTCCACCGTAGATCTCAGCCGAGACGCTGATGGTGTCTGGGTCGCCCTCGCTGAAACTCCAAGTGCAGAGGCACTTTGCAGCGGTCGCCCGGTGGTCGTTGGCATCACCGTGGGCCGTTCCTTCGACATCGAACTGAATGTCGATAAGGAATTGCTCATACCCAGTGCCACCAGTAGAAGTCAGACTAACAGGACCAGAGTTGTCCAAGAAGTCGATCAACGAACCAGCAGAGTTGTCATGAAACTCACGCATCATAACGGTGAAACTCAGGCTTGGAACTGGATCATCACCCTTACGCAAACCAACAATAGTTCCGCGATCTTTAATTACGATACGGTCTGCTTTGCTTCCGCCATCAAACGATAAATCACCGTTCTCATAGGCTACGACGTAGGTGTTTGAACCACCGTCTTTGAGGGTTATGGTTCCGTCTCTACGGACTTTGACTACGGTTGATTCAGCCATTTCGGACTCCTATTCGATAATGGTAATGGTGCTGGTTGTAGAGGGTTTGGGTGTTCTATTGACCTTGGGGGTGGTCTCAATCCCGGCTGCGGCAGCAGCTCTGATCTGCTGCTCCAACATTGGGATATATTTTGACTTTATCACGTCTACCACTTCTAGGTAGCGAGGGTTCGACTTGGGCTGTCCGCTTAGGTGAACAAGACTAACATAAGGCCTGTTTCTATACTTCGCCGCTAATTCCGGTTTTCCTTGCTCGTCGTAGTACCTAGCCCGCCAATCAACAGCCTCGTTCTTAATAAGAAGCACCGGTTTTCCGTTCACCGTTTCAAACTCTTTTCTCCACTGCGGCCTAGAGACATCCCGGTACGCAGCGGGCCTTGGCTTAAGTGCGGGTCTGCCGTTGACCGTTGCAAACAAATCCTTTTGATACTTCCATGGCGGGTTCCACGTGTCTGTCATTATCTCTTTAAGGATCTCTTCTCCGGTGTTGTTCATTATGTCGGCTATTTCTCGCTGCACGGAGCCCTGAAAGGTGCTCCAATCAGGCGCGTTAAACGTTAGAGATACTTTCATACTGCACCATTGCCATCTAAGAAGAATATTGGACCCGTGTCCTGACGATCTTCTCTCGATCTTTCGGTACGTTCAATCTCTTTCTTTAAGTCGGCAATTAAACCCGTCTTAAACTCGTTAAAAACCTCTGGAAGCAGATCTTGCCACAAGGCCCTACCCAACCACCTCCAGTTTGATCTCTTTACACCTTTTGGGTGTACCCAGTCGGCATACCAAGCCTTGTTTTCTAAGTAGAATTTGGTGTCGCCTACTATTGATTCGTTTCGCCAAGTCCAGCGCACAATGGAATACCCAGTAAGTATGGGCCACTGGCTTTCAATCGCCAACGTCATGTCGGATATGTACTGGTTAAGTATATTGCTTTCTTGTATCGTCAGACGACGGTAAGAACCGTGCTTTCGCTTGATGAAGCGATCAATGGATTGCAGTTTTATCTCGGCAGAGACTTCGCCCATCAGATCACCATGGACAAATTGTACACAACATCCAGGGTGAAGCGTTGAATGTAATAAGCCCCACCTGAACCATATTCAGATGATGAAGGGCCAACCGAGATGGCGCCCTTTTGCGTCAGAGAAGTTCCGCTAACGTCGAGATATTTGATTGCCTTATGCAAGTCTTGCAAGGCCTGGGATATCGCAGTCTGCCCACTATTGGGATTGATTCGATGACCAAGTTCGATTTGAAAACGATTCGACACACGCAACCCAGCGACGGTTGGCTTGAATCGATCAGGATTCGGGGCCGGACCAAGGCTGGACATCTTCACAGAAAACGATCTATTCATCTGTGGAGCAGAAGAGTTGGAGACACCAAGAGGGCTCACCGCTTTGGTAAGACCTGCTGCCTCCAGCCTTGCAATGATGGCAGTAAGTGCGGTGTCGGGGGTCATTAGTAGTTCCGTCTGCTTCGATTTCGCCTATAGCTTAACGGGGAAAGATAAGTAACGGCAGGCACCGACTGTTGCCTATCGCTCAACTGGTTGTCTTCATCGGAATCAATCCGACTTCTCAACTTGGAATATGCCCGCTCATATTGCTGCTCGTAGTAATCCGAAAGGTGCATGTACCGATCACCAGCATTTAGCAGCGTAGCGTAGTCTCGGAAAATCAGCGACAAGGAGCGGGCGAACATGACGCTTCTGAATGCACTCGGAGTCCGAAGTCGCCAGAAGTAACTTTGCTCAGAGTACATACGGTTCGTCACGTCACTCCACGCATCGTCGATGTACTGCTGGCAACTGGTAACACCGGAAGCCAAAAGGTTCGCCACATCTGAATGGCGATTCACCAAATCTGTCTGCCCAATGGGCGGGTAGAGTCTCGCAACACACAAACACGCATCGTTGTTGAAGCGATACGTCTTGCCACCAATCACAACATCAAATCTAACGAGCCAGGATGGTCCCAGGGTCTTTCCGCTGGTATCTGCGGCAGCAACGGTCCCAGATACGGTTCCCCCGCTCTCTGTGGCCGTCTGACCGTCGATGATGAGGTTTCCCCCTGCATCGTATAGGTAAAACTTTGCCGATGCCACAGTGGGCGCAGAGCCCGCCTGTTCAAGCGCTACTGATACGGTCTGTGATTTGTTGTGCTCGATAAGGGTAGGCCCCCGAAAACGGGCACTGTATAAGGTATCCGACACGGGAGCCTCCTATCGATTAGCTGATGGCACCAGAGATCATGAAGAACAAGGACCACCCGGAAGCAGCACCTGCGGCAACATCGTCCGATGCATAAATGATTGCGTAGTCATTTTGGCTGACTTGGCAAACCTGAGTAGAGCCGTCAGGCTGTGTAAGCACAAGCACTTCTGCTGCATCAGATTTGTTGGCAATGTGGTAGAAGTGACCCTTGATCGAACCACTTGGAAGGTGGATGTTTCGGCTGTCTCCGCCACAATCAAGAGCTTGCATCTGCGCGTCCTTGAGTGTGAGGGTCTTGTCGCCTGCAAGAGTCTCTGCGTTCCAACCATCTGGGTAGCGAACTGGGCGTGGGATCTTAAATGGGTTTGAACCTTTGAATGCCATTTCATCCTCCTATGGATATTCCCGGCATGGGATTAAAGTCTACTTCTTATCAGCCCGTCTGTCTGCACGTACTGCACACTCGACAGCCTTTGCTTTAGCTTTCTTGGGATCTACACCGTTTTGGACCATGTGTTTGGCCATTCGGTTGATCTGATCTCTTCTTCCGTCTCGTTCGCCACTCATGATCAATCCCTCAACGGATCAGCAGAACGCTTGCGGCTTGCCTTGGGCTTACCCTTGACTGCTTTTAGCTTCTCTTTCTGCATATCGGCCCAACAAGCTTTCATGTCCTTAAGCTTGCTGACTTCATTGTCGTATTTGTCTTGAAGGTGCGGATTCCGATTCAGCTTTGCTCCGATCCTTTCGGTGCGAGTGACCTGCTTAGCCAAAAGCATTTGATAGATTTCTGGAATCAAAGGCTGAATAATTCCAGAATTTCTAATCTGTGCCCTAAAGCTGTTCCATTCACCCTCTTTGCTGTCCCAAATAATTTCACCATCAGGTAGAACGGTCGCCTCGGCACAAAAGTCGCAATACCACTTCGCGCCGTTTTCACAGTCGTAGTATTGGACGTATCCCTCATACTCGCCAAGGCGATTGTCAGTGGGATTGATATATGTTCCACCCTTTTGGGTGACGCCTACGATTACTGGTGTAAGATCACCGTTTTTCCCTACCCCATTACAGCCTGGGACTGCGACCACCTTCTTTGGCACCGGAAGAAAGCCATGCTGTAGATCTACAAACTCCCAAGACTTGGGATAATGAACGTACACAAAACGCTTACCAGGCTTTACGCCGCGACGGATTGGTAGACCGTGTACTTCTCGTACATGCGCTTTCTCACGCTTGGGTTGGGTGAGGCGCATTGTTGATTGCTGCATGTCTGCTCCTAAGAAAAAGGGATCCCCCCGAAATCAGGAGGATCCCCAGTTTGTTTAATCACACGTCAGAGACGATCTCTACACCGCGAGCGTCTTCAACCTCGACGACTGCCGGATACATGTTGGCAATGCAAGTGCTCATGGCATTGCTTGCATCACGCTCAAGCTCGACAAGAACTTCATTGGCATCCACGAGGATATTGTCCTCTGGGATGTAGCTCTGAAGCGCACGAACCGGAGCCATTGTGTAGGCCCAACAACCATCGACGAACATTGCGCCAGAGTAGTCGGCGTTCGCGTTGATCTTCGTTACGCTGTCGCTTTGGTAGAACCGGATACCCAAGAAATCACCTTGGTAGCCAGGACCACGCGCTTGAAGGGTCTCTGCGGTTGCTTCGCGGAACTGAATAGCGCCGGTCTCACCACGAAGGGCAGAACGAAAGTTATTCATCTGCTCTGCTTGAAGCACTGCAGTGTATGGACCAGAAGCGTTCGATGTGTTGAGTTGGAACAACGCATCGTAGATGGTGTCCACATCAAGGTCTACGCCAGTAGTTCCAACCGAGTTCGATAGGCTGGGGAACAGGTTGCAGAGAAGATCGGTCATGGTCAGACCGGCACCCTCAACAAGCTTGTTCACAACCCGGTCGATATCGATAGGACCACCAGAGATTCCGAACAGGTCGGTTACTTGGTATTGACGTGCATAGCGTGCAACCTGCAAGGAGAACTTGCTAGTGGTGTACGCACTGTTGGACAAACCACCAACTGTTTCCGATGTTGCTGCTGCAAAAGCGCCAGGAACGGCATCAAGAGTTATCTCCATCTTGTCGGAACCAACAGCGTTCCAAGGAATCAGCGTCATTACGCTGCGGAGATCAGTGCTGTCATACAACTGTTGACGCACAAGGGCAGAAAGGACTGCGGAGATACGTCCACCAGCGGCGGACAGGGCAGCAAAGGTAACTTCATTGGCCATGGTAATAGGCTCCCAATAATTGTAGTGAAGAAATGATTTTCGACACCCACTGTCGGGGGGCGTTACCGATACAGTACAAGGCTATCTCTTGACGCTACACCCTGTCAAACAGAAGGGCCTTTGATTAAGCCTTCTGCGGCAAGTGCTTTCAAGATTGCGTCTTTAGACGACCCAAGACCAACACCCTGGTTGCGATTCATCGCTGCCTTGATGTCATCGGAAGACCACGTTGTTCCGTTGTTGCGAACCGGCTGATCTGTACCCGCGTTTGGGTTGCCCTTCAGCTCCACTGCGGGAGCGGGTTTTTCTTCGACCTTTGGCTCTACTTTGATTTCAGATTTGGTCTCAGTTTTCTCTTCTTTGGCCTTCAAGAATGGCGCAAGTAGCGGTGACGGGCTCTTTTGCTGGCCTTCCATCCACGATGCAAAGTCCTTTGCGTCCTTGGCCTTGCCAAAACGCTCTCTTACAAACTCCCGAACCTCTGGATCGATGATTCCAGCAGAGATCAATGCAATATCTTGTTCATGAACCGATGAAGTGGTGTCCAGCTTGGTGTGGGCCTCGGCCAAAGCGGTCTTCAGACCCTTCACTTCCTCAAGAATCTTCGATAATTGATCCTCCGCTTTCCTCCTCTTCTCCGATTCCTCTCTCAGCCGGTAACTCGGTACCGTCCCCGACGAGTTCTGAGTCTCCTCTTTCGTTTCTTCGCTCATTTTCATCACCCTGTGTCGCTGGTGTTGCGGTTTGTGGAGCTTCTTTGCTCCGGTTCAAAATCTTAGTCATGCGATCGATATCAATAAGTCTACGAACAGCCTCTTCATCAGTATCTACGCCGGTATTTAAGCGCCGGTAGGCATCCACGCGGGAGATCAGTCCCATCTCTAGCTCTGCCTTGATGACTTCAGTGTGCGTCTTGCGCT